ATTGTTGGCACCGGGTCGTAGAATCATTGAGATTGCAATTCATCCTGGCACACAGATTGAACCCAAACTGGAAAAGGGTCGTCCCATCAATGATCAAACACCATTGATCAATGATCAGCAGTTTGCCGCAGACAATCCTTATTTTAGCTACGAAAGAATTCGTTGAAAATATTGATAACTGGAGCTGGCGGTTTTCTTGGTCAGCTGCTGGTCAAGAATTTAAGTCACCACGACACACACGCCGTCACAAGACAGCAGTTAAATTTGGCTGATGCCACATCGGTGTCTCAGCACTTTGCTGTGTCAAAGTATGATGTTGTGTTGCACTGTGGGGCAGCAGGACGTAACACACCCACTGCTGAAGATTGGAATATTGTCAGCAACAATCTTGCTTCGGTGTTGAATTTGATGACACACCGTCATTGCTTTGACAAACTGATCAATATTGGCACTGGTGCCGAGTTTGACATCAGCAAAGACATCAACAATGTTCAGGAATCGGAAATTTTTGATCACAATCCCAAGCACAGTTATGGATTGAGTAAAAACATTGTTGCTAGATATCTTACCGAGCAACCAAACTGTTTTACTCTACGCCTGTTTGGATGTTTTGACAGCAGCGAAGATGATCGTAGATTGCTCAAAAAATTTCACAGTGTGGTTGCAGACGGCAATCAATTTGAGCTTCAGGATCGAAATTTTGATATGATCAGTGCAGATGATTTTGTAACCATTGTTGATGCTGTTCTAAATAACACTATACAACACCAAAGTATCAACTGTGTGTATGCCCAAAAACATAGACTTAGCGAAATTTTGAGTGTATACTGTGATAAACATGGACTAGATAAATCCTTGATCAATGTTGCAGGACAAGGATTGAACTACACAGGTGATGGTAACGTATTGGATCAATACAAACTCAATCTACTTGGTTTAGAGAAATCGTTGGCAAATTATGAATTCAAAAGAACATGAAGTAATGAACATTCTGTCCGAAGAGTGTGCTGAAGTTATTCAAGCTATCAGCAAATGTCATAGATTCGGAATGGACAATTACAAGCCCGGCAAGCCAAAAACCAATAGACAACACATGGCCGAAGAACTGGGCGATCTGCAAGCCATGATTGACCTGTGCACTGGTTATGGCCTAGTTGATCGGGAAGAAGTTCTGGCAGCAGCCAGCAATAAGATTGCCAAACTAAAAAAATGGTCAAACATTTTCGAGGATGTAAATGAAACTCAAAGTCAGTGAAATATTTTACTCTGCTCAGGGCGAAGGACGCTTTGTTGGAGTTCCTAGTGTGTTCCTACGCACATTCGGATGTAACTTTACGTGTTCGGGCTTTGGTTGCGGCCCTGGCGAAAAATCCACAGAAGCCGATGAGGTGGCAAAAAATGTTCATCTCTATAAAGACTTTAATAGCCTACCGCTGGTTAACACTGGATGCGATAGCTATGCATCGTGGCATCCTGCATTCAAAGAACTGAGTCCCAGTTACGAAACGTCGGAAGTGATTGATCGCATGTTGGCATTGACGCCCAATCAACACTGGACACAAAACAACGGCAACGACGTGCATCTTGTGATCACCGGCGGTGAACCCTTGCTGGGTTGGCAACGTGTGTATGAAGATCTCATCAGTGATCCTCGCATGCGTGATCTGCGCAATATCACATTTGAAACCAATGGCACACAGAAACTACAGCCCAGATTCCGTGACTTCTTGCAGGCATGGCAACAGCCTGCATTGGGCGCTAATCAATCACAGTTTGTGACGTTCAGTGTCAGTGCAAAACTTAGTGCTTCAGGAGAGAAATGGGAAGAAGCCATTCGTCCTGAGATTGTGGCCAGCTATCAAGAACTGGGTTTTACTTACTTGAAGTTTGTGGTAGAAACTGACGAACACTTTGCCGAAGTGGATCGAGCGGTAAAAGAATTCCGAGATGGTGGATTCCGTGGTGTGGTATATGTGATGCCACAGGGCGGTGTTGTTATGCCATATGAAAAGAATCGTGTGCGAGTAGCTGACTGGGCATGCAGCCAAGGCTATTACTACAGCCCACGACTGCACGTGGACCTCTGGGGCAATGGCTGGGGCAAATAAATGAAATTACATGCACAGATTACAAAATGGATTAAAACTTATGCCAAAGCAAATAAAATTTCTGCTTTGGTAGTGGGTATCTCGGGAGGTATTGACAGTTCAGTTGTGAGTGCTCTATGTGCACGAACCGGACTCAAGACCATTGTGGTTCAAATGCCCATTAGACAAAACAAAAAGCTGGACAATCGTAGTAGCATGCAGGCCACTTGGCTGCTGGAGCACCATCCCGACAATGTGATGCACATGAGCATGGATCTAACTCCAGTGTTCTCTGCGTTCGAAAAGAAAGTGGATTCTTTTTGCAATGTCGAAGACGATACCTACGATACCTACAAGCTGGCGTCAGCTAACAGTCGCAGTCGCCTGCGCATGATGACGCTGTATCAAATTGCACAATGCCACGGCGGCATTGTTGTAGGCACAGGCAACAAGGTCGAAGATTTTGGTGTAGGCTTCTTTACCAAATACGGCGATGGTGGTGTGGATATCAGTCCAATTGGCGATTGCCTCAAGACCGAAGTTTGGGACATGGGTTGTGAGCTGGGTCTGCCACAAGAGATCATTGATGCACCGCCCACCGACGGACTTTGGGACGATGGTCGCACAGATGAAGATCAGCTGGGCATGAGCTATCCCGAACTGGAACGTGCCATGGAAAATGATCGCGTGGAGAGTCAGTGTGTTTATGATACACTTCCGCTACAATTGGACAAAACAGAGCGTGCTCAGTTAAAGAAGTATCGAGAAATTCGGCAGCGAAACATGCACAAAATGCTGCCGATTCCTGTGTTCAAACGTTGAGTCAAGGATAGATTATGGGATTGTTAGATCGTTGGTTAAAACCCAAAAAGCGCACTCAGAAAGAAGAGCCCAAAGACAATGTGGCACCAATCAAACGGGCACTGCAACCGCAAAAGACTGCCAAGGAATTGGCCGACGAGCGCGGCGAACCTTACATAAATGTTGTGAGCATGGAACTTGATCCCAACAACCTACATCAAGGTGCGTTTGAACTGGATTGGAATGACAAGTTTGTGGCCAATCTAGTTCGTGCTGGTTATCAAATGAAACCCGATGACACCGATGCAGACATCGTGGATCGCTGGTTCCAAAATGTTTGTCGCCATGTGGTAATGGAAACCTGGGAACAAGAAGAAGCCATGCGCAAGAGTGGCATCTATGTCAAGACCACAGATCTAGGCAACGGTCGCAAAGAAGTCAGTTAATGATTCTGTATGTAAATGGCGATAGCCATGCTGCCGCCGCCGAAGCGGTAAACTCCTATGCATTTGCCGAAGACGATTCTACGTTGTTCTACATGGGTCGTGTGCCTCATCCTGCCAACTTGGCAGTGAGTTGGGGCAAGATGCTGAGTCTGGATCTCAAAACCAGTTTTCATTGCGGAGCCGAAAGTGCCAGCTCAAATCACAGAATTTTGAGAACTGCACGAGATTGGTTGGCCCAACCACGTAACCAGGATGTGTTGGTTGTGATACAATGGAGCACTTGGGAACGAGAAGAATGGCTGCACAATGGTGTTTACTATCAAGTCAATGCATCCGGGATTGACCATGTGCCCGATGCATTAAAACAAAAGTATAAAGAATTTGTGGCTAGTGTGGATTGGAAAAAATGCACTGAATATTGGCACAACGAAATTTGGGAATTTCATCAACAACTCAAGTCCCAAAATATACCACATGTGTTTTTCAATGGCAACAACAGTTTTGAATCGATAACAGATCAACGAGATTGGGATAACAGTTATATTGATCCATACAGCGCCAAAGGCACATATTCTGCTGTGCTAGAGCAAAAAGGTTATTTTACTGTGTCGCCCGAATCTTACCATTTTGGTGATGATGCCCATAGATTCTGGGCAAATTATGTGCTACAATATATCATTCGTAACCAAATAATCTAAGGCTCTTATGCGATATGTGTTGATTGACACCAGCAATATGTTCTTTCGTGCACGACACCAGACTCATCGTGCCAGCGATACCTGGACCAAACTGGGGTTTGCATTGCATCTCACTATCATGAGTGCCAACAAGGTTGCTCGCAAGTTTGATGCTGATCACATTGTTTTTGCCCTGGAAGGACGTAGCTGGCGCAAAGATCACTACAAACCCTACAAAGCAAACCGTGCCGAAGCACGACAAGCTCTCAGTGACGTCGAAGCTGAAGAAGACAAAATGTTCTGGGAAACCTATGATAATCTGACTAAATACTTGTCTACTAAAACCAACTGTAGCGTTGTTCGCTGTGCCACCGCAGAAGCAGATGACGTTATTGCTCGTTGGATTGCCTTACACCCTCAAGACGAACACGTTATTGTTAGCTCAGATTCAGACTTTGTGCAATTGGTTGCACCCAATGTCCGTCTCTACAATGGCATCAATGACTATTTGTTCACAGTCAACGGGGTTGAGGACGACAAAGGAAAATCATTGAGTTTTGTGGTCAAAAGCGACAGTAAGATCAAGGTCGGCAAACATGATCCTGCGTTTGTAGCACCTGTGGATTATCAAAAGTGGGCACTGTTTTTGAAGTGTGTTCGGGGCGATGCCGGCGATAATGTATTTTCGGCTTATCCCGGTGCACCAATCAAGGGCAGTAAAAACAGAGTTGGATTGACCGAGGCGTTTGAAGATCGTGACAAAAAAGGCTATAACTGGAACAATCTCATGCTGCAACGATGGGTGGATCACGAACAACAAGAACACAAAGTTCTTGTTGACTACGAACGAAATCGCATGTTGATTGATCTTGAATGCCAGCCTGATGAAGTCAAAGCAGAGGTAGATGCAGCCATCATGGAACAAGTCAGCCATCGAGATGTGGGCCAAGTGGGCATGCATTTTCTAAAATTCTGTGGCAAGTTTGAACTCAACAAACTCAGCGAGCATGCTGACACTGTCAGCCGTTGGATGAATGAAACATACAAAGGAGTTCTCAATGATCGTAGCTAAACCAGTTGTAGACAAACAGTTTTGGATTCTACAACAGGACGAACAAAAAATTGGCAATGTGGAAGCTTGCCAAGACGGTGGGTTTCAGGTTCGACTCAATGACACTGTGCAGCAATACAAGACCATTAAAATGGTCACGCAATTGCACAACATTGTGTTTGAACAACCGCCTGCTGTAAAAAAGAAATCTGTAGGCAATGACGTGCACGGATACCAGGCGCATGGTCGAGTATACAATCCCATCTGGGATGTAAAGCATAGACTGCCACTGTATACCAAAAGTAAAAAATCTAAATCGTGGTTTGCTGCAGGGTGGTATCAAGTTCAACGTGGTCGAACATGGAAGACTGTTCAAGATCCCAAGTTGATCACTCTGCAACGTTACAAATACCACGGACCATTTCATAACAAGGAACAAGCCAATGAATCCATTTCGTGATCAAGAAAAATTTATGCAAGCCTGCGGTCAGACCACTGTGGGCGAGAATGTCGAACAATACAAACTCTACTACAATCTTATCAAAGAAGAAGTCCAAGAACTAGATGACTCTGTCACACATGAAGGTGATCTAGATGCACTGATTGATATCTTGGTTGTGACCATTGGTGCTATTCACAGCATGGGTGCAGATGCCGAAGGCGCCTGGAACGAAGTCATGCGCACCAACTTTGCCAAAATTGATCCTGTCACAGGCAAAGTTCGACGTCGTGAAGACGGCAAGGTTCTCAAGCCCGACGGCTGGACACCGCCGGATCTCAAATCTTTTGTGAGAAAATCGCTATGATACACTTGCAAAAATTTATTGATCGTGTGCAGGGTGCAGATGCTCGTGGACTTCGAGACATCAGTATCAGTGTCACTGATGCCAAAGCCATGCATGCTGAGATCACTAGACTGTTGCTGGATCTAGAAAATCTAAAACAAAATGCTGTTCAACAGCCCAAAGATGAGGTTATCCAAGTCGCAGTCAGCGGGGGTAGTTTTTTATAAACTGCGCCGTTTTCTAGACTAAATACTGTCATGAGTAGACCCAAGCCCACAGTTCTAATCGAACAGACTGACAAAGCAACATACAAATCTGAGCAGGTTTTGGCCAGTGAAGGTGTGTGGGCAGTGTTCTACGACAACAAACCTATCAATTTGAAAACTTCCAAT